GGCCGCTTCCTCCTTCCGATTTGGCTTCTGAGGTAACGCTATGAACAACATGAACAACTGGTCAGCCGCAACTGGTCCGGCAACGTATGGGTTTGCGGTCACGCCGAGCGACACCGCGAACCTGGAAAGGCCGGCCCGCATTTACGTGGGAACGTCCGGCAACATAACCGTTACTCTGATCAACATGGACGATGGCACGTCAGTGACGCTGCCCGGAATCCCTGTTGGCTTTGCGCCCATGGTAGTTAAAAGAGTCTGGGCAACCGGAACCGCCGCCACCAACTTGGTGGGCCTAGCGTAACGAATTGGCCCTGTCGTGAGACACCGCCAACCCCTCGCCGGCACGTCGTGATGACGCCCGGCACCTATTCAAGGAGGCGCCGCCATTGGGCCGCGTATCTGCATGAGCAAGCCACTAACCGCACAGCAAAGCCGATTCGCCGACGAGTACCTTAAAGATCTGAACGCCACACAGGCATATATGCGAGCTGGATACAAAGCCAAGGGCAACGCGGCTGAATCCGCAGCTGTCCGCCTGTTAAGGAATGTTCAGGTCCAGCAAACGATCCAGGAGCGGATGAACGACCGCGCCCAGCGCACACAGATCGATGCTGACTTTGTGCTGCACGGTATCGCGAAGAACATTAAGCGCTGCGAGCAAGCCGAGGCCGTGACAGATCGAGAGGGCGCACCGGTTTACGTTGAGACGGAAGACGGCCAGCTGGTCCCCGCTTACAAGTACGACGCGACGAACGTGTTCAAAGGCTACGAACTGCTGGGCAAGCACCTGAAGCTGTTTACGGACAAAGTGGACCACTCCAGCGAGGACGGTTCCATGAGTCCTAAGAACCTGTCTGACGAGCAGCTGGACGCCGAGATCCGCGAGCTGCAGAAGCAGGTAGGGAATGGGCAGTGATAACGCAGCAGCGAAGCTGGATCTACACCGGAGGTTAAAAGAGCAGGCCAGGCGAAAGCGCTACAACCTGATTAAAGACGTGTTCCCGGAAACCGGCGATTACAGGCGCGAACTCTACCCGAAGCACATGGAGTTTTTCAGAGCCGGCGCAACGCACCGAGAGCGTTTACTGCTTGCCGCAAACCGCGTCGGCAAGACAGTGGCCGGAGGCGCGGAACTGACCTACCACATGACCGGCGAGTATCCGGCGTGGTGGGACGGCTACCGATTCGACCGCCCGGTTCAGTGCCTGGCCGCAGGCGATACCAGCCAGACCACCCGAGACATTATCCAGACCAAGTTGCTAGGCGGGTTGTGGGGCACCCCTGAATTCGGCACCGGCCTGCTTCCTGGCGACCTGCTAGGCAAGCCAACCCCGGCGCGGGGCGTGGCCAACCTGTACGAAGAAATCACCGTAGAGCATGTTTCAGGCGGCACCAGTCGCCTGATGCTGCGCAGTTACGACCAAGGCAGACGAATCTTTCAGGGCACCGAACAGGATTTTGTCTGGATGGATGAAGAAGTACCCAAAGACGTGTACGACGAGGCGCTGATCCGAACCATGACAACGCGGGGACTGGTCATTATGACGTTTACGCCACTGTCCGGCCTGACGCCTTTGGTCGTTGACTTTCTGGAAGCCAAACACGAGCAGGAGCCTGTGTGAGCGAACTCAACACGATCAAAGCCCCGACCACCCGAATCAATGCACCTGAAGATAGCTGCAATCCGGCGGTGCGCGACAAGATACTGGCAATGATTGACGAGCGCGGAATCAAGCACGGCCTGCTGTCATTGAACGTTGCGCGGCAACTGTATCCGAAATCCAAGACCGGCGATCAGATCATTGTCGGCCCGGCGCAGTTTGTGGTGGGCGAGTGAGCCGATACGTCGTGCAGGCCGGCTGGTCAAGCGTTCCCCATATCAGCCAGCAGGACATTGACGACATGGCCAAGTCCATCAGCCCGCACCAACTGGACGCCCGGATGAACGGCAACCCCTCGCTGGGCGCAGGCGCCATTTACCCGGTGCCCGAAGAAGATTTCTTGTGTGAGCCGTTTCAGGTGCCTGCCTGGTTCCCGCGCCTGTATGGCCTGGACGTTGGCTGGAAGAAAACCGCCGCCATCTGGCTGGCCCATGACCGCGATACCGATATTGTGTATGCCTACTCCGAGCATTACCGGGGGCAGGCCGAGGCGCCGATTCACGCCAAAGCGATCCGAATGCGCGGCGACTGGATTCCCGGCGTGATTGATACCGCCGCCCGAGGCCGCTCACAGATCGACGGCAAGACGCTCTGGAAGCTGTACGAGGATGAAGGTTTGCGGTTAAGCAAAGCGAACAAGGCGGTTGAGGCTGGCTTGATGGAGGTGCTGGATCGACTGTCTACCGGGCGACTCAAAATCTTCAGCACGCTACAGCACACCCTGGGCGAGATCCGCCTGTACCGGCGCGACGAGAAGGGGCGAATTGTGAAAGAGAACGATCATTTGATGGACGCCCTTCGCTACGCCGTCATGCGGCTAGGACTGGCGACCACCCGGCCAGCCCCGCAAGTCAGCACAAGCCACTTACCCGGCGACCCCACGGCAGGATACTGATATGAACGACGCGCAGACGATGCCCGACGAGGCCGACGCAATGGCGCCGGATGACGAGAAGGCAGAGAAGGTTCGCCGCGAGGAAGATCTTAACGCCCTGGGCGCCAAGCTGAACCGCCTGGCCCAAGAGCAGGTATCCGCCCGGCAGCAGATCGAGACTCGCTGGCTTCAGGACTTGCGCCAGTATCACGGCGAATACACCGCCGACGAACTGAGCCGGATGACGCGCAAGAATTCCTCGCAAGTGTTCGTGAACATCACCCGCAACAAGACGCGAGCCGCGATTGCGCGCATGGGCGACATGCTGCTGCCCAACGACGACACCAACTTTGGCGTAAAAGAAACGCCAGTCCCCGCCGTGAGCGCCACCAATGGCGCGGCGATGCAGGCTGATATGCAGCAGGGCCCAATGCAGGCCGGCATGATGCAGCAGGGCCCAATGCCCGAGCAGGCAGACCCTCAAGCCGAGCAGCAGCAGGCCAAAGAGCAGGCCGCCGCCGCCGCCCGCGCCATGCAGCAGCAGATCGAGGATGACTTTGCCGAAGCCGGTTACAACGCCCATGCCCGAGACGTAATCGAAGATGCGTGCCAACTGGGAACCGGCATACTGAAAGGCCCAACCGTAGTGAACCGGACCCGCCGGGCGTGGATCACCGACCCGCAGACCGGCCAGAGCGTCATGGAAGTGCAGGACGAACTGCGAGCCGGGCTGGAGCGCACCGATCCCTGGGACTTCTTCCCGGATATGTCTGCCGCGAACATGAGCGAGGCTGAATTTGCCTTTGAGCGGAAATTACTGAACCGCAAGCAGATGCGTGAATTGTCGGACCTGCCTGGCGTCATGCTGAATCAGCTACGTCGGGCGCTGGAGAATAACGAAGGGCGCCACATTGCCGAGGACCGCCGCCACGAACTGCGAGCGATTACCGGCGTGGATACCGTCACCAACGACAAGAAGTACGAACTCTGGGAATACTGGGGGCCGATTGACAAGGAAGAACTGAAGGCTTGCGGCTGCGATGACATTGACGACGACCCGCTGATTGAATACACCGGCTGCATTCTCATGGTGGGCGGCCACGTTATCAAGGCCGCCCTGAACCCGCTGGAAACCGGCGACCTGCCGTACAGTGTGTTTAACTGGGAAGCCGACGCCGCCTCCATCTTTGGCTTTGGCGTGCCGTACCTGATGCGTCAGCCGCAGAAAGTCGTCAACGCCGCCTGGCGCATGATGATGGACAACGCCAGCGTATCAGCAGGCCCGCAGATTGTACTGAAGAAGCGAGGCATCGTGCCTCAAGACGGCGACTGGGCGATCCGCGCCAACAAGGTCTGGCTCGATACCGGCGACGAGCCAGTGGCCAGCGCCTTTCAGACATACCAGATCAACAACAACCAGGGCGACCTGTTTGCCATCTTTGAGTCGGCGCAGAAGTTAGCGGACACCGAAACCAATCTGCCTATTCTGCTGCAAGGCGAAGGCATTGGCGGGGGTCCGGGCTCCAAGACGTTCGGCGGTATGCAGATGCTGATGAACAATTCCAACATCGTGCTGAGATCCGCGACCAAGAACTTTGACGATGGCGTAACCACTCCCACCGTCCGCCGCTTCTACGACTACCACATGATGTACACCGACCGCCCGGAGATTAAGGGCGATTTCGACATTGTAGCCAAAGGCACCAGCGTTCTGGTGGCCAGGGAAGAGCAGCAGGAAAAGCTGATGATGCTGTC